CCGATCGCAGCGCGGATGGTTTCAAGCTGATCCACGCCGCTGATGCGACGGATCATGTTCACCTTGTCGACCTCGACCAGCTCGCGGCCGCCGACGGTGAGCTTGAAGTAGCGCAGGCTGTAGGCGAAGGTGCCGGTGCTCATGTCGCCCGAGGTCCAGTCGCCCGGATCGAGCTCCTTGATCACGCCGGTCATGTTCACCACCACCGGCACGGCAGCCTCGCCATCACGACGCATGGCGCCGCGAGCGGTGAGCTGTGCGTCGGCGGAGGCCAGGCCGAACAGGGCAATGATGTCGGGGTTGTACTCGGCCAGCTCGAAGCTGCCCTCCAGCTTCTCCATCCCCATGTCGAGCTCCACGGGGGCGTCCATGCCGCCGCCACGGAACTCTTCCATTTTAGTGCTCAAAGTTGGAAGAGTAAGAGTAGAGATTGTTCCTGCCAATCCTCTACCATCGACGAACAGACTGAAGTTTTTAAGGACCCGAGGGATCTGTGCCATTGGATAGGTCTCCTGTTGGGGTTGATGCCCGGTAGGCTCGGGCCCACTCGCGCCATTCTACGTCTTGTGCTGGATCCCAGCCGGTGCGGAACCACTGGGCAATCGCCTTGAGCGCATTACGCGATGGGATCGCCAGCTTCCACCGCCAGGGGATGTGCTGTTTGTGGCGATGCTCCAGGAAGAACTGATGCAGCTCGTCGGCAATCGCCCAGGTGGCTGCTGATGCGGCAGTGGTTTGCGGACGATCCCAGGGCTTCCAGTCTTGAGCGTGGTGCCTGATGCCGGCAGCCTTGCGGCGGCGCATCGGGTTGCGGTCGCCTTGAAACTGGTGAGCACCAGCCTTGAGAAGCTCTTCGTTGCGCTGCCGGGCAAGCAGGCTCATGCGTTCACTGCAGGCGGCTCGAACGTCTGACCGCTGGAAAGGGTGCGCACCAGCCGCCGCCCGCTCTCGGTTGATCCTGCTCGCATCTTGGCTGCTGAGGCCATCGCCGCCGTTCGTGAAGTTGAACAGCAGTCCCTGGCCCAGGTCGCGGCGGCCGAAGAACGCGATCATGTCCCTCTCCCACTCCTGGGCATCCGCGCGGGTGACAAACGGGCGATCGGTCATCACCACGCGAAGATCGGCCCCTGCCCGAGCAAGCTGACGCAGAGGCTTGTTATGACTGCCGCGGCGAACGTGCTCAGGCCGGCGGTGGCTGCCGATGCCGAAGTAGACGGGCCGGCCGTCCAGCTCGACCCGATACCCCCACACGGCTTCTATGCTTGCTGATGCCATCTGTCCCAGTCAGGTGGTCGGGTCCGGGAGGTGCCAGCCTCGCCGGACCATCATTTTATTGGAACAGGTCCACCACGTAGTCGTTGACCAGGTGCGACCTGAAGGTCACGCGCTCGGCCGGATACGGGGGAGTGAAGGAGAAATCTATGAACACTTGTCCGCTGCTGATCGCGGCCGGCGTGTTCAGCTCAGGGTCCACCCAGACGTCGCCGCCGAGGATGGCGCCGCGCGCCTTGAGGCTGCGGAGATAACCGCGCACCGACTCCTGCACCTCCTCCAGGTAGGTGGCGGTGATGCAGCGATCGACGGCCCAGAGGTGACCGCGGAGGATCGACTCGTTGATCATGTCGGCCGTGCGTCGCACCGACAGGAAGGCATAGAGCGGATCGCTGGCCAGAGTGCGGTTGCCCCAGAGGCGGAAGCCCTGCTCGCGGATGATCGTGGCGATCTTCTGCTCGTTCAGCAGGTTGGCCCGGCTGGTGTAATCGCCGAGGGTGAAGTCGATGGCGCGGGCGGTGCCCTCAATGCCGGCGATCTCGTTGTTCGAGGGGCTCCACCAGAAGCCCCGCTCGTTGTCGACCTTGTTGATCAGGCCAGCGACAGCGCTGGAGGCAGGCACCGCTTCACCCGCAACGAGCACCCAGGGGTCGATCACGTAGATGCGATCAGAACCGAAGTCGTCGTTTAGCTGGATCGCAGCGGCGTCGGTGGTGTTGGGGCCGTCGGCGATGATCACCGCGCGAAGGCGGTTGGCGATGCCGAGCAGCTCGGCCAGCACGCGGGAGCGGACGGTGCCGCGTGTGGGGGTGCCGGCCACAGCCTGCACGCCGGAAGTAGGCGCGGCGATCGTGACGGTGGGGTTGCTGGTGTAGCCCTCGCCAGGATTGGTGACGGTGATCGAGACGACCTTGCCGGCGTTGACGCCGGTGCCGAGCACTGCGACGGCGGTGGCCTGAGCGCCGCCGGCAGGAGGCGCGGCGATGGTTACGGCCGGGGCGATGGTGTAACCGCTGCCCTGGGTGGTGACCGGAATCGTGAGGATGCCGTTGGCCGTCCGCTGGTGGGTGAAGCCCGGGGCGATCAGCACGCGAGGCGCAAAGCCCACGGCGTTCTCGCTGGCAAGGAAGGCGTGAACGCCCTCGTAGGCGCCGGTGGTGCCGTTGATGCCGCCGACCACGTTGGTGATCGTGGCGCGCTCGTCGGCTCCTTGAGCCACGCGGATCACCACGACGACAGCGCCGGCCTGGTCGTAGATCAGATCCAGCGCGCTTTGCAGCGTGCCGGTGGTGCCGAGGCCCGCCATCTCAGAGCGGGAAGCGACCAGCACCGGGGTGTTGAGCGGGAACTTGGCGGCGTCAGCGTCGGGCGCAGTACCGATCAGGCCGATCACACTGGAGCGCACGGTCTGAATCGGCCGGGCCCCAGTGTCAATTTGGAGCACCTCCACACCATGGAGGAAAGTCGTGGGCATGGCTGGAAGCCTCCTGTCGGGTTGAGTCTAGCGGCCTTGACCGCGCAGCTTTTTACGGCCGCGACGGCGCGGGCGTGAACGCTGGCCCTGGCCTTGGGATGTGGTCTTGGGCGGGCCGGGCTGGTGATCGATGCGGGCGGCGCCCTGCTTGCTGCGGACTGCCATCACTCGAAGAAGACGTTGATCGATCCGGCATCGAAGGTGTCAGTGCCGTTGGCGGCGACCACCCGGAGGTAGTCGAGAACGCCCGCCAGGGTGACCACACCGCCGGAGATGATGCTGCCTTGAGTGCCTGCGGTGACAAACTCACCAGAGGCCAACCAGGTGCTGCCGCTGATATTGGTGAGCACCAGGTGGCCGAAGTGGTTGTAGCTGGCGGCGTTATTGAAGATCGGGATGCCAGCAGTGGAGGAGACCGGCACAACTCCACTGGCCCACGAGAAGACGCTGTTGCCGGTGTAGCCGGACGTCGTGGGTGTGCCGCCGGTGCCGAGCTGCACCAGGATGTTGGTGGTGCCGTTAGTTGAGACGTTGTTGAAAGCGACGGTGATGCGACGGGCCCAGGAAGGAATCCCGGTGAACTGAACCGCGACACCAGATGTCGAGGCCTTCGCGGTGTCGCGTGCGATTGCTGTTGCGCCGGCTGCGAGATCAGTGCCCTGGATGCTTGCGTCCTGGATGTCGGTGCCGGTCAGCGAGCCATCTTGAACGTCGTTGGTGGTGATCGTCGAGTCCGACACCATGGCGCCGGGGATCCTTTGGAGTGGCATGGGTCAGGATTTGATACAGGCCAGGAGGGCAATGTTGCGGGGGCGGGTTTCGGTGCCGCCGGTGTTGGCGATAGTTATTCCAGTCGTTGCGGCACTTGTCGTGGTTCCTGTGGTTCCGGTATTAGCGCCGCCGCCTCCTTGACCACCTCCGGTACCATTGTTGGTACTTTCTGAGTGAACGTGACCCGGATCGGTAACACTGTGAGTGTGGCTGGCGAAGGCGGCGGCTTGATTGGAGCCCATCGCCCGGCCACTGTCTACACCGCGGCCATCGTCGAAGCCACGGACAAACTCACCGCGTAGGTCAGGCAGGTTGAACGTGGTGCTGTTATCGCCGACGCCGTAGGTGGTGCCAATAGCGGCAAACAGCGTGGCGTAGGTGGTGCGGCTGACTGCGGCCCCGTTGGCCTTGAGCCAGCCGGTGGGCGCCGTCGAGTTAGCGAAATACTGAACGGCACCGGTTGGCAAAAGCATTTCTTGCAGGGCAGCTGCCAGCTTCGCCATCGTCACCGCACCATCGCGCAGCTTTGCGGTCGTCACCGTGTCATCCGCCGGGGCGCCAGCAGACGCCACACCCATCGCCAGCACGCGCACGATCGTCCCGACCGGCACGCCCTCGCTCAGCGTCAGCTGAGTGCCTGTCATGTTCAGGCTGTACTCGCTGGTGGGCTGCACCACGCCATCGACCGTTACCAGCGCAGAAGGCTTGTTGATGATCGCCGTGCTCAGCGTGAACACCGACTGGTTGGCCGTAGCGATGAAGACCATCTCGGTCTGCACCTGGCCCTGCACATAGCGAGCATCGGCCTGCGCCTTGGTGTAGACGTCCTCGATGTTCGCCTTCAGCGCCAGCGCATTGGTCACCGTCGCCGCGAAGTTGGCATCGTCGCCCAGCGC